CGTTCTTCGCCTACTGGCGCGGCAACGAAGTCTACGGCGTCGTCCGGAACCTGCGCGATCCGCAAGACGAGGTGAATGCCCGGCGATCGCAAATCTCCTGGCTCACGAAGGCCAGCGGGGACGGATGGTTTGTGGACGAGAACACCGTGACCAACTTGGACGCCTTCGAGCGCGAGAGCCGGGATCCGAAGGGGGTCTATACGGTCAAGAAGCAGGCCCGGTTGCCGAGCCGTATCCCGCCCCCGAATATCCCCCAGGGTCTCTTCGAGGTGCTGGTGGCGGCGGTCAACGAGATCCGGCAGATTTCGATGGTCAACACCGAGATGCAGGGCGGCGAAGGGCACGCCGTCTCCGGCGTGGCGAAGAAGCTCCAGGTGCAGCAGGGCAACATCGGCAACAACGAGCTCTTCGACAATTTCCGGTTCACCAAGCGCCTCGTGTGGACCAAGATGGCCCGCCGGATTCAGGAAAAGTACAGCGACGAGGACGTGGTCCGACTCGTCAATCCGGAGACCGCTGAGTTCGAGTTCATCGAGGTCAACAAGCCGGTCGGGCCGGAGCCGTCCGAGACCCCCACCGCGGGGCTCCGGCACAAGGTCCTGAACGACATCAGCACCCTCCGTTACGACCTCAAGGTGACCGAGACGCCTATTTCCGCAACCCACCGGCAGGGCGCGCTCGCGAATCTGCTGGAGCTCATGCAGAAGGTCCCGGCCGTGGCGCCATACCTGATGGCCGCCATCGTCGAGATGACTGACGGGCTGCCCGATCGCGACAAGCTGGTCGCGCAGGTGCGGGCCCTGGCCAAGTCCCTGACGGAGCCCAAGCCCTCGCCGCCACCGAAGACGTCCATCTCGCTCAAGGGTGAGGACATTCCCGAGGAGGCCCGCGTCGCGCTCGCCCACAAGGCGCTCAACGAGCCGGATCCGCGGACGAAGCAGAATCCGCTGGGCGAGGAGGCGGGCAACGTCCAGAACCCCAGTGGACAGCTCCCCACGGGTGGCCAGAAGTTGACGGAGCGCGCGGACCTGCCGCCGAGCGCCACCGGCGTCTGATGGACATCTTCGAGCAGTTGCGCCGACACGAAGGGGACCGCGCGACGCCCTATCAAGATTCGCGTGGGAACTGGACGGTCGGGGTCGGACACAACATGGCGGTGCCGCTGTCCTGGGCTGCCCGCGATCAGATCCTCCGCGACGATGTGGCGGCTGCCCACACGGCCTGTTTGCAGTTGCCGTTCTGGTCGCGTCTCTCCGACGCGCGGCAGGGGGCCCTCCTCAACCTCACCTTCAACGAAGGGATCGGCTGGGTCGGGAAGAACCCGAAGATGTATGGGGCGCTCGAGGCGGGAGACTATGCCACGGCGGCGAAAGAACTCCTCGACGGGCCCTACAAGGACCAAGTCGGCCGGCGTGCCCATGAGCTTGCGAACCAGCTCGAGCGAGATGTCTGGATCTAGCGTGAGCTGCGACAGCGCGGCCCTCAGTAGAAGGTCCCCGTGCGGGGACTATCGGGGGCGCCACCCCGTCATCAAGGCGCATCGGCGACCCGCCGTGAACGGGTAAGGAGACGGAGACCATGAAACGACGGAAGAGCGCGTCTGCGGACTCGCCGACCGAAGCGTCGGCGGCGGCGGTACTCGAGCCCGGCGAGGAGACTCCCGAAGCCGACGAGACGCCAACATTCCCTGACCACAAGGGAGACCCCGGTCTGGCGGGCGAGGATGTCGCCCCAGCCGAGGAGGTTGTCTACCAGGCGAAGCCCGAGGAGAAGGTCCTTGGGGCCGAGGAACCGAAGCCGAAGGTCGATGACGCGACTAGGGCGGCGAACCTCGGGACCGCGCTCAAGCATGAGCGGGAGCATGGCAAGCGCCTCCGAGACGAGCTGGCTCAGGAGCGCGCAGCGCACGAGCACGCGGAAGCCGAAGCCAAGCGACTCCGCGACGAAGCCACACGCGCTGAGAACCGCAAGACACTCGAAGAAGCCCAGGATTTGACGTCGGCCCTCCCGGCCATCAAGAGCGAGATCATCAGCGAGATGGAGCCGGGGATCATTTCCGCCCGCAAGGGCGTGATCCGCATCAGCCAAAAGCTGGCCCGTTTCGAGCACGATGATTACGACGAGATGCTCAACAAGTCCGGCGTGGCCGACGCGATCGCCATCGACCCCGCCACCGGCAAGCCGAGGGACCCCGTGATGTGGCGGAAGCTGATCCTCATGTCCGAAGATCCCGGCGAGGACGCCTACGCGCTCGCCGTGTCGATCCGTGAGGAGCGGGGTGAGCTGGAACCGACCACGCCAAGATCCGACGGCGCGCGAGAGGAGACTCCGCGCCCCGTCATCGAAGTGCGAACAACCGCCGATCGCTTTGGCGGCGTCCGTCGCCTGTCGCACGCTACGGGCCGTGAGCCGCGTGTGCTCACCGATACCGACATCGAGAAGATGCCGGACGAGGAGTATGCGCGACTTCCCAAGTCCGTGCGCGATGCGTACCTGGCGGGGGGCCGCGTCTGAGCGGACAGGCAGAAGGAGCCGAGCCATGATGCAGATGTTGAAGAGGTGGCTGACCGCCTACACGATCTGGCGTGAGGCGGGGCTGTCGATCCCCGATGCGTTCTTCCTCGCGCGCTCCGGCCTCCTGCCGATTTCTGGCGGGGCCGACTCGGAGTGGCTGACGGGCAACGCGGCCACGGTCAAGAAGTGGAGTCGCGATGCCTGGGTGGAATTGCCCAAGCTCATCTACTGGAACAAGTTCATGGGCCGGGGACTCAACAACATCATCCAGGTGAAGGATGAGCTCGAGGGGCAACCCGGCGACAAGATCACCTATTCGTTCATCCGCAAGTTGCAGGGGGCCGGCACCACCGGCGACGGCGACCTCGAGAACTCCGAAGAAGCCATCGCGGACTTCACGGATGCCGTCACCATCGACCAGAAGCGCAACGCCGTCCGGCTCAAGGGCCGCATGTCGGAGCGCCGCACGGCCTGGAACCAGCGCATGACCGCCAAGGAGCTCCTGACGACGTGGCTGGCGGAGACGATCGACGCAGACATCTTCGCGGCGATCGACCTGTCCCCGTCCACGTCGGTCTACGGCGGCTCGGCCACCTCGACGGCCACGCTCAACGTCGGCGACTACCTGACGACCGCCCTGATCACCAAGGCCAAGACGAAAGCGAAGAAGGCCGCGCCGAAGCTCTGGCCGGTCAAGATCGGCAGCAAGGAATACTACGTGCTCATCATGCACCCCGATCAGGAGTCGGATCTCAAGACCTTCGACGCCGCGTGGATCCAGGCGCAGCGGGAAGCGCAGACGCGCGGCGACGACAACCCGCTCTTCGAGGGGTCGGTCGGCATCTGGGACGGCGTCATCTGTCACGTCCATGAGGACATTGCGACGAGCACGACCTACGGAGCCGGCAGCAACTTGCCGGGCGCCAACGCGCAGTTCGTCGCGCGACAGGCCGCGGCCTACGCATGGGGCGAGCGGCCACGGTGGGTCGAGAAAGAGTTCGACTACGGGAATAAGGTCGGGTTCGCGATCGGGGCCATCTACGGCGTGAAGAAGGCCGTGTTCAACGCGGTCGATCACGCGATGATCAGCATCAGAACGTACCGGACCAACAACTAACAACCAGGCGGCCACGGGCCGAAGGGGGAATGACGATGACGAAGCGCATCCTGATGGGCCTCCTGGCACTGGCGTTCGTACTGCTGCCGCTGGCCCCTGCGATCACGCCGCACATGCAGATCCGCACCGCCGAGGTCAGCGCCCAGCCACTCGGCAGCTCGATGTTCTGGTGGTTCCAGCTCCGAGACGAACGAAACCAGCCGCTCACCGACACGACCGCCCGGTGCTTCGTCTACACCGCCGGGTCGGACACGCTCGCCACGATCTACACCGATGCCACCCTCTCGACTGCCGCTGCCAATCCGATCACGGCCGCGGCGCTCTTCTCGAGTCAAGGCCAGTCCTGCGCGTTCTACACGGCCGTCTCGGTGACCTCCGTGGATGTGATCGCTTGGTCCAAGCGGGCGCGTTCCAGGCTCTCAGGCTACACGCCCGCTGGGAGCGCCGGACATTACATGATTCTCGACCAGCAAGGCAACGAGAAGATCATCCAGATCCCGTTCTCGGCTGGGGCGTCCTCGTCGGGCACGTCGTACACCAACTCCGGCGTGACGATTCCGAAGGGCTTCCTGGTGCGCGACGTCGCGATTCAGGTGACCGCCACCGGGGCGGGCTCGCATGTGATCGCGGGGATTCTCGAAACTGACCCGAAGGGATTCTGCGCCTCGGGCGTCACCAAAGTCGCCGATAGCACGGGCGGCGTCACGCTGGCCACTCTCGGCTGGCTGCCGTGTACGGCGACATTCTCGGCATCCACCGCCACGCTCATCGACTACTACGCCGCGTCCTTCCACTCGGGCCACCTGTTGTCCAACGGCATCGTCGGCGCGATCGGCACGCACGCGGGCGTGTACAACCGCATCCCCTTCGTGGGCGACGGGACGAAGAAAACGGTCGTCTATCACGTCGGGTTCGGCGCGGGGATCTGCAACGCCAACTGCGGCAGCGGGTATCTCTACATCATCGGCGAAGAATTAGGTAACGACTACTAGACATGACACCGCGCCCGCTCTGGCCGGCGGTCTGGGTGGGGCTCCTCGGGAGCCTCGCCCTCCCGCTGCCCTTCAACCTCGCGCTCGTGCCCGAGCGCGGCGCCATCATCGCGTACATGCTGGTGGCGGCCGGCCTGCTGCTGCTTCGGTGGGTCGGCCGGGCGAGTTGGCCGGTCGCCCTCTTTCTGGGATGGACCCTGGCGCATGTGCTGTGGGCGGGCGTCCCCATCCGTGGGTTCCAGGTGTTGTTCGTCCTCGTGATGGCGGCGCTGCTCTATGTCGAAGCGGCGGCCCTGTCGGAAGTGGCGGCGACCCGCTGCGCCTGGGCACTCGTGGTTGGCGTGGCGATTCAAGGCATCCTCGGCGGTATGAATCTCTTCGAGTTCTACCCGAGCCCGAATGTCCTCGGCGACCCCTTGCGCTGGCTCGGGGTCACGACGTCGCAAGGCACGCCGACACTGCTCAAGGCATTCGTCGGGAAGCCGATGGGCTGGCTCACGCATCCGAACTTCTGGGGCGCCTACCTGGCGCTCGGCGTGCCGGTCGTCTACGCGCTCGGTGGTCGCTGGTGGGCGCTACTGGTGGTCGCCGGCACCGTCGCGACCGGCAACATCGGCCCCGTGGTCTCCGGCGCGGCCGGATTGGCGCTGATGTCCTGGCGCGATCTGCCCTCATCGTGGCGGCCCGTCATGGGCGCGGCGCTCGTGGTGCTGATCGTCGCGGTGAGCGTGCAGCATATCCAGCGGCCGGACAGTCACGGCGACACCCTGCTCTCGACGGCCACGTCTGGCCGGACGGCCGTGTGGGCGAACGCCTGGCCGGATCTGCGGCAGCATTGGGTGGTCGGGAACGGGCCCGGCTCGTGGAGGCTCTGGTCGATCGTGGTCAATGAGCAGGCTCAGAAGGCCGGCGCGATCGGGTCCCCCGTCACCATGCAGGCCCACAACGAGCCGCTCCAGCTCTGGTTTGAGTTCGGCCTGGTCGGCGTGGCGCTGGTCGGCTGGTGGGTCTGGCGTCTCAGCCGAGGCGCCTGGGTGCTGATGGGGACCGGACAGGACAGGGATCTGATGTGGGTCGGCGTCGCGATCGTCGCGGCCGTCAACTCGTTGGGGAGTCCGACGTTTCACATGCCGCAGCAGGCGATCGTGGCGCTGTTCGCCGCGGGCCGCTTGCACGCGGCCTCACAGGAGAGTTAGACCATGGCACGAGCGGCGACGGCAGCAGAGGAGAAGCGGCTGACGACCGAGCAGACCCTCTCGGCGGAGGCGATGGGCGAGAGCTTCCCGTCCATCGAGGTGCGGATCGTCTATCTCGGGATGCACCCCCACAAGACCGAGCGCGTCAAGGGCACCATGCTCATGGAGACCGTCGGGCAGCGGCTTCAGGCGGACGAGCCCAATCCCGAGGCGAGCACCATCGTGCATCTCAACAAGCGAAAGTCGGACGCCGGCTACACCGACTACGACTTCGCGGCGGTGGACAACAAGGGCCGACGCCGGCGGGACGGCTGGACGGCAGACGGCAAGCGGTTCGTGCTGGTCGAACACCTTGACCACATCCTCTATTTCTTCCGGCTGCGGGATGATCGCGACGGCACGCCTATCTACGAGGTGCGCGGCGAACCTGATGCGCTCGAGGTGGTCAAACGCTATCGAGACCTCAAGAAGGGGACACGAGTCAACCCCGATCAGGGCGCCGCCGTCCTGAAAGACATGAAGGACGTGGTGGGCGACTAGCTCACCCGGTCCACGAAAGGAGTCGTCATGGGCAGACAGGCGGTACTGACGGGTCGGGGCGTCAACCAGGGGGCGCTCGCGGCCGTGCTGGTCGCCCTCGTCAACCGGGTGCATTCCCAGTGCGTGCCGGCGGTCAACAGCGGCAGCGCGGCGACCTTCAAGACGACCGTCGTGCCCTCGGGCGGGATCGTCTTCGAGATCAACGGCGTGCGCTACCTCAAGGCGGACCTCTCCGCGCAGGTCATCACGGGGTTCAACATTCCGACCACCGCGGCCGGCCAGTGGCTCCACCTTCGCGTGCAACTCGACAAGGACGGTACGGTCAGCATTCTCTTCAGCGGTCCGTTTGCTACCCTCGCGGAGGCGAAAGAGAATCCGCCGACGCGCTCGGTGGCGACGGCGACGATCTGCTCCATCATCCTGCCGCCGTCCTTCGTTCCAGGCACGACGGCTCTCGACGTCACCAACGTCACCTACATCGACGGGGACCCGGACCTCCGGGCGATCGACATCCCCGCATAAGGAGAGGATCCATGGCCGACGAACCCGTCAAGGGCGGACAAGGCAAGACCCCCGATCGCCGCAAGGGCGGCACGCTCACGCACGACGTCGCTGGGCATCATAGTCTCGCAGGCTCGGGCGGCGGCGTCTCGGGCGCGCACAAGGCCGTCGAGAAGGGCGGCGATGGCGGGCCAGAGTCGCTCGTGCAGGGCCGAGCGCGCGACTACGTGTCGCCGAACCACTACCCGAACGATCCAGCCGGTTTGCAGTCGGCGACGGGCGCCGGGCAGACGAAGGACGCTTCGGGCTTCGGGACGCCAGCCAGCTCGGTCAACGAGAACGTCAAGGGCGGGGCGGAGGTCGCGGACGGCGCGATGGCCGCCTGGGGCGGCATGTCGAAGCACACCGGCTATGGCAAGGAGCGGACGGGCACGGCCGACATCGCCAAGCCTGGCTACCCTATGGCGGGCGAGCCGACTAGCGGCGGCGGCAAGGGCACCGTGAAGGGAGCCGTCGAGCAATAGGAAGGTACTTCACCTTCGGCCCTCTCGCGGCCGTTTGGAGGCTGTAGCATGTCCGGCAGCTTCGACACCTGGCCGCTCATTCGAGCTGACGCCATGGACCGGGCCGAAGAAGAGACCGGCCTGGACGTCAGCGAGTTCTTCGGCATGTCCGCGCGCGCCGGCGATCGGGCTTACCAGGAGCTTCTCAACTACAAGCCGTGGCTTTTCGCCCGGGCGGCCACCCCGCTCATGCTGAGGCTCTACGGGCCGATCGCGACCACGCTGACCTGGTCCTCCGGCTACACGGCGATCTTGGGTGCGGTCGTCGCGCAGAACCTCACTGGGTTCAAGATCCTGGCCCCCGGCGTCACCTATGGCGTGCGGATCTTCTCGCACGTGGCCGGCTCCGCGCTCGTGACGCTCGAGTCGCCGTTCCTGATCGCGCCGTTTGCCGGCCTGGGGGTCACGGTCTACAGGGACGAATACGACCTGACGAGCATCCAGGAGACCCCGACGGCGCCCACGCTCACCAGCGGCGGCGGCGGTCTCGTGGACCTCGGCCCGCGCTCCGTCGTGGTGTCCTTTGGCAACGACTTTGGGGAGAACATGGCGGGCCCGCCCGCGTCCATCACGTTCGCGGTGGCGTCGGTGCTCAACATCACGAACATTCCGGTTGGGCCGCCGGGCACGACCTACCGCAACCTCTACGCCACCGAGGCAGGCGGCACGCGATTCTTCCTGATCGCGACGCTCGCGGACAACGTGACGACGACCTACGCCTACAACGTGGCCGACGCGGGCGATCTCGTCACGATCGGGCCGATCACCGCCGCCCAGCGGCCGCCGCAGCTCGACACGGCCGGTGGCGTGCGCCAGATCATCACCATGCAGCCGAAGGGGCCCTCGTCAGGCCGCGAGATCGAGGGGCCTGTCACGGTCTCGTGGTTGACGGACCACTACCCGGATCCGCCGAACCCCACATGGCCGCCCTACAAGTACGCCCGTGTGAGCGACACTCGGCTCCGGTTCTCCCACTTTCCCAGCCAGGACGGGTTCGTCGAAATCTACCACACCATCGTCGCACGCGACCTCTCGCAGACCCTCGGCGTGTCGGAGATCCTCGTCCCGAGGAACTGGCGCTGGGTGCTCGCCGATGGCGTGCTCTTCCACCTGCTCGAGATGAAGAACGACTCGCGCGCCGTCACGTGGGAGCGGAAGTGGAAGGAGGAGCGGGAACTCATGGGAGCCGATGAGGACCAGAAGCTCCTCGGCGTGTCGGGCAACCGGACGCGGACCCGAGAGGAGCCGGCGTACTGATGGGGTACAGGGAGCTCCTCCTCCCGCAGCGCGCCGGCCAAGGGGCCGAGTACGCCACGATGAACCCGAACGCGGTCAACGTGGCCGGCCCAAAGTTTCTCAAGGCCCTCATCAACTGCACGCTCGAAAACGACCTGTGGGAGACGGAGCCGGGGACTCGGATGATGGTCGAGTTTCCGTTGCAAGACAGCCCGGTTGTCGGCACGATCCACCAGTATTTCCCGTATCCCGATACGTCCCGGATGGTCGCCTGCGGTCGCGATGGCACCATCCACATCAGTCAGGACGACGGGCGTACCTACATGCGCCTCGTCGCCGGACTCAAGCCGGATCGGCTCATGGTCCCTGTCGAATGCGGCTCCGAGATCGCGGGCTATCCCCCGAAGCTCATCCTCTTCGGTGGGGGTCCGCCGCAAGTGCTCAGCGGGGATGCCACGACCGATACGGGGCTCGCGGACCCGACCGTGCCCCTGGGCGCGACCGTGCTAGAGACTGAGGGCGCGATCAACCTCGGCCAGCACGACTACACCTATGTCTTCGGCAATGCGCGCGGCGAGACCGCGGCCGGGCCGGTGACCAGTGTGGTCATTGCCAACGGCAATCGCGCGCGGGTGCAACTGTTCGTGCCGACCGGGCCCGATGGAACGACGTTTCGCCGGATCTTCCGGAGCATCGCCTACGATCCCGGGACGGCGCTCATCACGCCACCGCCGATCTTTCTCCACACACTCGATGACAACGGGACCACCGACTATACGGACAATTTCTCAGATGGCCAAACCGGCAACGATGGCACCGAGACGCATCGCGTCGCGCCGGTCTACAACTCGACGCGCTCCGTGCATCGGATCAGCCGCCCGCCGCTCGACTGGAGCCTCGACAACCAGCCGACGGCCGGGTTCCTCATGGAAGGTCGCCTTGCGTGCTTTGGGAACACGAACAACGTCCATGTCTTGTACGTCTCCTCGAGGACCGACCACGAGGACTTTCTCTCGAATCCCATCACGATCCCGATCTTCACCGGCAAGGGGGATGGCATCACGGCGGGCGTGTCTTGGCGTGGCCAGGGGTGGATCTACAAGAAGCCCCGGGGTATCTACCGGATCGACACGAGCAGCCTCGATGTGACCCAGTGGACGGTGAATGAACACACGAACGCGGTCGGGTGCGTGGGGCCCTTGGCGATCACCGTCATTCAGGGGTCGGACCAGAGCCAGTTCTATGACGACGTGATCTTTATCGCGCCGGACGGCTCGTGGCATCGGATGTCGAAGACCGCGGCCTATCAGCTCGGCGACGTCAACGCCTCCTCGATTTCGCAAGAGACCTATGCTCAATTTCTCGAAGATAACGTAGACAAGGGGCGACTGCCGTTTTGTCAGTTGATCTATTTCGACCAGATCGAGGAGTTGTGGGGCGGCTTCAGCAAGAAGGGCTCCCTCGTCAACAACCTGCGTCTCAAAATGAACATCAAGCGGCTGCCCGACTTCGGCATTCGCTTCCACCACTCGACCTTTCCTGAATGCGAGGGACTGTGTCTGCATATCAACATCGACGGGAGCCGCACGCCCATCGCGAGCGGGTCGGGCGGCATCATCAAACTCTGCTACCAGGCGATTTACGCTGACGTGAATGTCCCCTACCGGAGTGAGTGGGAGACCTGGGACGACAACTTCCAGCACCTCGGCGACCAATACAAAGTCTCGCAGAAGAACTACCATTTCTTGATCGTCGAAGGGCTACCCGTCGGCGCCTGGTTTCTGACGATCGACGTCTACATCGACGGGGTCCTCCAGCCGACGCAGTTGAAGATTCCCCTCCAGGGGAAAAGTTCGAGCTTCATCCTGGATCAGTCGTACCTGGATCAGCAGACGCTCGGGTGGCTGACGCCGCTCTTCTGCGCGCGGCGCCTGCGCGGGCGCGGGCATCGGATCCGCTATCACGGGTACATCGGGACGAATCCGTGATGAGGAGGACCTAGCCATCGCCAACGCGCTCTATGGGAAGGCGCACCGGGCCTTTCTCACGAAGCAGATCGACCTGCTCACGGACACGATCAAGGCCGTCCTCCTCTCGGCCGCCTACACGCCGAACCTCGCGACGGACGAGTTCCTGTCGGACATTCCCGGTGGCGCGATCGTGGGCACCGCAGTGGCACTCACGGGCAAGACGGTCAGTGCAGCCGGCGTCTTCGACGCGGACAACGTCACCTACCCGGCTGTCAGCGGCGACGAGGTCGTCTATATTGGACTCTATCAGGACACGGGGGTCGCCGCGACCTCCTACCTGATCGCGCTCTTCGACACCATTGCGGGGCTCCTGCCGAAGACGCCGGACGGCGGCGACATCCCGACCGGGTGGAATGACGCGGGGATTTTCTCGTGGACGGGCTGCTGACCGCCCGGATGCTCGAGCGATAGATGGCGCTGGCCGTCGGCGGCGGCGTGTGGTGGCCCACTGGCCCGCAGAACTTTATTCTCGCGTCGCAGGCGTCGAAGGCGATTGCCTCGAGTGGTACAAGCGGTTTTGTGTTCCGAGCTCCCTTCTCCGGCGACATTACAAAGATCGGTTTGCAACTAAGCGGGCCTGCCGATACCGTGCGCGTGTCTGTGCGGCTCGTGGATCTCACAACCGGATTCCCTGTCGCCGCCGAAACCTACTATCGTGATTTCGTTGTACCCTCGGCGAGTCCGACCTGGATGGATCTGTCGCCGACAGACACCGGGGCCGATGGGGGAGGCACACGGACAGTCGCCGTCGGCGAGCCGATCGCGCTCATGGTGCGACGTCTCAATACGCTCGGCGGCGGTTTCGTGAACCTCAACAACGCTGGTGTGCTAGGAGATGGAGAATCCTATACCCTCGGTGCGTCTCCAGAGCCGGCGTGGGGCAAGACAACCAATAAGCCCATGGTGGCGCTGGCGCTCGACGGGGACTACGTGTACCCGGCGGCGACGTGGTTCGGCGATGGCACCACGAGCATGTACGCGCCCCTCACGGCGTCGGCCATCGGGTCCGAGGTCGGGGGTCGATTGGTGATGCCGTTCAACGCGATGTGTGCCGGTGCCGTGATGGCGCTGTTGACAAACGCCGACTACGAGATCCGTCTCTATACTGATGCCGGGTCGTTACTCGCCTCGAAGGCGTTGACGGACCAGCAACACTCGGAGTCGGGCACCTTCCATCCTTATGTTGCGTGGCCCACCGATGTCCCGCTCGTGAAAGGTGACGCTTACCGGCTCACAGCGTATCAGACGACGACAGGGAGTCTCAAACTGTTCTGCACGACCATGTCGGCGGCGATCCAAGCCGCCGGGGTGGCCGCTATCGCCACGTCGCGAGCAGGCGGGGCGTGGACGGATGACGCCACCCGCTTCCCACATCTCGCGCTCTCGCTCCCTGGGATAAGCTAAATGTCCCTCCCCGTCGCCTACTGGCCGTGGCCGTGGAACTTCAAGTTTGCCATCACCCCGGCCATCGAGAACTTCTACCACTGGCTAGATGGTGCCTCCGTGGTCGGCACCCGATTCGGCTATGTCATCGCCGCACCCAAGACGGGCACGATCAACGCCTACGCCTATCAGTCGTACATCGTCCAAGGCGTGTTCGGTGTGACGTGGAGCCTTGAAACGGTTGGCGCGGATGGACTGCCGACAGGTTCCGGTGTGATTGGCACTGGCGACCACGGGGCGCCTATTCCGTCTTCAGCACTACCCACAAATGGATGGATAGCAGCAAATATGAACTCTGGCCTTGCCGTGACGCGCGGCCAGTTGCTTGCGTGTTGTGTGACCGTCGCCAGTCTTGGCGGGGGATCGCCGAGTACTGGATCGCGGTACTTTCTCGGACCAGCGGGATCGTGGGGGTTTCCCTATAGCGTCACTGATCCAGATGCGCTTGGTTGGAACTCGACCGGGGGCACAGGGGAAACAGTCCCGCTTCTGGCGCTGCATTATGTTGAGGACGACGAATGGCTCGTGCCCTGGGGGTGTCTCGCGTCGAGCTCCGCCATCATCTCCCTGCCGTCGGGTGGCGCGGACTTGGTCGGCGCCAAGTTTATTCCGCCGTGGGACATGAAGATCAGCGGGGTCCGCCTCGATTGCGACGTCACCGTAGATACCGTCATCGGGATCTACAACGCTGCCGGCGTGGCCCTGCGATCGGCTACGCTCTTGGCGGCTGTGCGCTCGTCGGGCGGCGTCACGCCGATGACTGTCTACTTCGATCCCCTCGAAGTTGTCAATGGCACACCGTACTACATCGGCCTGAGTGGGGCCGGAACCTCGCTTCGGGCCTATGGCACCATTTCGGGGGTCTTGGCTGGCGCCGATGGCGGGGACAACTTTGCCTATATCGAGCGGTCGGGCGGGAGTTGGGCCGAGTTTCCTGCTTATCATGTCTTTGCGAATCTCATCGTCCAGGACGTCGCGTCGCTCTCACCGACGTCGCCCATCCTGAACAAGGAAACCGCGATCACACCGCCGGCAGGGGTCGCCAGCGTGACGACGACGATCCTCCTGTCGGCGTCGCCGACTGCGCCACCACAGCCTCCGCCGCCGCCGCCTCCTCCTCCTCCACCTCCACCTCCACCTCCACCTCCACCTCCACCTCCACCGCCTCCACCTCCACCGCCGCCGCCTCCGCCGCCACCCCCGCCGCCCCCGCCACCCCCGCCGCCTCCGCCACCCCCGCCGCCTCCGCCTCCACCGGGCCCGCTGCCGGAGGAGTTCCGGCTGGCCGACCTCTACTTTGACTTCGGGGCCCCGCACCCAGTCTCGACTGGTGATGCGTTCGTGCAGACCACTGTCCCAGGCACTCAGGTGTTAGTCGGGGCGTTCGACACCACAGACATCGGCCGGGAAATCCATGCCGGTGGCGGCGTGATGGTGATTACGGACGTGCTGGTGGGGCCCCATCAGGGAGGGAAATTCGCGTCCGGCACAGTCACCGTTGCGTTCTCGACGAGTGTCTGGCTAGCGGGAACCTGGTCGGTTGTCTGATGACGACGCCCTTCGTCTTCGTCCCGGTAGTCATCCTCGACCAGGCTGTGGTTGCCGTCATTGGTGGAGTCATTCCGGACGGAAGTACCATCACCTTCCGGTTCTACGAGACCGGCGACTGTAGCGGTGACTTCACCGAGGAAACCGTGCCCGTCCCAGCGGGCGGGACCAGCGCGGTCGTCCTCTCGAGCGAGCGCCTGATCACCGACGTCGCCCCGAAAGCCTATCGGGCCATCTTCACGAGCGGCGATCCCGACCTCGTCGCGTCGGCGGAGAGCGCGTGTGAGCCGATAACGTTCGGCGAGACTCCGTTCCCATACTTCCGGATTTCACAATTACAGACGGCGTTTAGTCTCGGGGGGTATAGTTTTGGCAACAAGAAATGAGGAGAGACCCATGAGCCTACGAATGCTAGTGGCAGTGTCCGTGCTTGCGCTCTGGTGGGGACTGCCCGCTCCTGCCGCAGCGCAGTGCGGCGTCTTCAAGACCTGGGCCCTCAACGAGATCCTGACATCCACGGACCTCAACAGCGCCTTCACGCGGACGGTGACCTCGAACATCGCCTCCTGTGTCACAGGGGATTCCTCCTCTGTGAGCCAGATGCGGGTGACGGTCGATCCGTTTCCGGGCACCTCGGCCTCCCAGGCGAGCACGGTGCAGGGAGAACTTGAGCGGCTCCGCTTTCAACTCAAGGCGATCGTCGGAAAGAGCTACTGGTATGAAGTGATCGACAACTCGCTGGCACGCGACGTCTCGAAGCACTGGGGAGCGACCTACACGAGTTACACCGAGATCGCCGACCCGCCGCCGCCGCCGGCGCTCAATACCCTATCGCTCTATGCGAAAGACGATGGCGCCGGTAACACCGTGCTCGCGTACCGGGACCATGCCGGGATCGTCAACACGCTCACGGGACCGTCGAGTTCCTACGGCAGTGCCGTGACCATCAAGTTCATCGCCCTCAACAATCCCGGCACGCCCAACACGAAAATCAACCTCTCGGCCGATCGGATCAGCGTGGCCGGCTTCATCAAGTCGCCCTTCACGACGACGGTAGACGCCACGACCACCGGCGCCGATGCGCTGGACAGCGGGACGCTGGCCGCCAACACGTTTTACTATCTCTACGTCATCCTCAGGCCGCCCTCCAACACCTTCTCGGGTCTCCTCTCGACCTCCGGGACCAACCCCACGATGCCGATCGGCTACACGAAGCGGCGCCTCGTGGGCGGTTTCGGGACGGATGCCACCGCGCATTTTTTGAAGGGCGTCCAGTTTGATAGCTCATTTAGTTTCGCCACGCCGCCCCAGGTCATCACCAGCTCGGTTCTGACGAACGCCACGGCCCTCGACTTGAGCGCCTATGTGCCGACGGTCGCCGTGAGTGCCGTGGAAATCAACGTCCTCGTGGCGGGAGGCGCGACGGCAGGATTTCACTGGCAATCGTGGAGTGGCGTGCCGACGGTGACCAAGGTCGCGGCGTTCTATCAAGAACAATCGGGCCAGAGCGGCGCGCCCATGCGGGTGCCCACGCGGGGAGATCCCCGGTCCACGATTTTCTACGCCGTCTCCCCGACGTATTCGATCGACGCGGTGGCCCTGAGCGGGTGGGATATTCAGTGGCCGGACTAGGGGGTGGGCGATGAACGAATTGCTCAGGCGACTCCGCTGGGCTTTGACCAATCAGGGCGGGTACTTTTCGGCCGCCGTGGCGCTTGTCGGGATCGGATCGTCGGTCTACGGGATGATGTCCGGCCCGAGCGGCAAGATCCCGACGGCGGTACGCGCCAGGATGGCGGAAGACCAGGCACGGGCCGACCGGGCCTATGCCATGGCCGAGATGCTCTTGCCGTTCCAGCTCGACTCGGCGGGCCTCGTCCCGGTCTACGGACCGAACGGGCAGATCACGGGGATCGAGAAGAAGCCCCAGACCAAGACCCAGCAGGCCGAAGATCAGATCCGGCAGTTGGCGGACGAGAAGGTGCTCAAGGGCTTGAAGGGCGAGCTCGACATCGACCCCGGCGCCACGCGGAGCCTCAACGAGCAGGACGCGCAACGCACGGAGTACCTTCTGCGGACGCAGGGGCCGGACTACAAGACCGGCACGGCGGGCTCCACGCAACTCCAGAAGGGCCAGGAGAGCCGGAACATCCAGGAGTCGGCGTTGCGGCGTGGCGAGACGACGGCGGCCGAGCAAATTGCCCAGAGCTCGGCGGCGTCGCAGTTGCAGGAGCAGCAGTTCCAGGTGGGCATCATGCGGGGGGCACCGCAACAATTAGGTGCTGCTGCGGCCGGGGCGCAAGACCCCTACATGCTGTCGCTCATGGATCGACAATACGGCATCGGCATGGGGCGATCGACCGGCTACGGCGACATCGGCTCGGCGCTCTTGCGTGGCGCGGGCGGGCTCTACGGCGCGTTCCGGGGGATGCAGAAACAGGCGGGCGATCAGGCATATAGTCTCTCTGGCATGAATCCGACACCGGGAGGCACCTTCGACGAGAGTCGAGCGGATCCCCTGTATTCATAAGGGAAAGGACCGACCATGGCTGCGGGACTCTTGGCAGGACTTCAAGGCTACGAGCAGGTCGCCGAAGGGCCAGCGAAGCGGCTCGGCGAGGGTATCTCGGGGGCGGTGGACGAGGGACTCAAGGCCTACGGGACGACTGCGCGAGTGCGCCAAGGCGACGAGGAAGGCCAGCGGAGCCAGCAGCGCCTCAACATGGCGGAGCAACTCCTTCCCGGGCAGTTGCGGGAGCAGGCTATCAGCAGCGATACGCACGCGCTGGCGCTCAAGGAGGCGGGGCAGAAGATCACGCGGCAGGACGACGCCCGCGCGTTCGGTGCCACGATAGCGGAACGCATGAAGAAGAAGCCAGATGCCGGCGGGTACGCCGACCCCAAGGACTTCCAGCTCGACTTGGTGAACCTCGCGATGAAACTCGGCAATCCTGTCCACGTCAAGGAGGCGCTACGAGACTACAAGCTCCTGCTCGACGATTCCGAAACCGCGAAGCAGTTGGGCGGGGCGCTGGGCGTCTACCAAGATACCATCAGGAATGCCGCGACCGCGAAGAGCCCGGAAGAGCGGACGCGGATGAGCCTCGATGGCATCGCCGCCATCTACAAGGCGTTCCCCATCGGAGCGAGTCACCCGCTGATGAAGGATCTCAACAAGCACACGCTGGAGGACGTCAAGCAGAACCAGCCGGACGCGGTGTACTCCGCCATCGAGAAGTACACGCAGTTGCGCGTCGCCAATCCCAGCCTCTCTGCGTCGCAGGCGTGGTCGCGCGCAGAGGAGGGTCTCCATCCCGGGTTCCTGCCGAAGATGAACGCGCTCAAGCCCCAGTCCGTGAAGGACGACGAAAAGGTGCGGCAGGCCGGTGCAATGGAGACCGCCAAGAAGACGGCCGATGAGCCGTTCCTGCTGGAACAGAAGCGGGTCGCTGGCGAAGAGGCCCGCAAAACCAAAGCGACGGTGCCGGGGAAGGCTCCGAGCGCGGCAGGGGCGGCAGGAGGGAGCAAAGAGGGCAAAGAGCGCGCGACGGTCCTCTCGAAGCGGATTGCCCAGAATCGGTCGATCCTCACGTCGGCGAATGCGCTCCCGAAGGACAAGGAGATCGCCCGCCAGCAGATTGCGGCGGATTCGGATGAACTCGACAAGATTGGCAGCGGCGCGAAAGGGGCGACGGTTCGGCAAGTCACCGTCAATGAGGCGGTCTCGGCGGTCCAGAAGGCGATGCGGGAGAGTCCGCCCAAGACCATGACACGCCCGCAGCGCATCAAGCAGATCCTCGACCACAACGTCGCGAACGGCACCATGACCCAGGCCGAAGCGGATCGCGCTGCGGGGTTACTGTCCACGAGTCCCTAATGGCGTTCACGATTCCCGCGGAAGACGATGCGGCCGTTGCGGTGGCTGAGGCCCCGGCGACGAGCGCCTTCCAGATCCCGCCTGAACCGGCGGCGCCCGCGTATCCCTCGATCTTCGGCCGGCCGCTCCTCGAGGGTGCCGCTGAAACGGGGCGGCAGATCGCGCGTGGAGCCGGCGCTGTTGCCGGTGCAGTGGGAGAGGCCGTGGGCGCTGCCGCTGGGGCCGTAGGTGAGGTAGCCAGCCGTGCCTTCTCGACGGGCGGCATGGAAGAGGACCTCGCGGCGAGGGCACCGAAGCCAGCGGAGCGGCCACCCCGAGTCGCAACCGAGCCAGAACTTCGGGCTGCACCGGAAGGCACCAAGAGGACCACTGAGCCCGGGGTCTTCGGTAGGATCCTCTCGGGTCTGGGCCTGCTCGACCTCGGCAAGGCCGAGGAGCGGCGGAAAACGGCCGAAGGCGCGAAGGCGGTCGTCGCGCTCGGCGCGCGAGAGACCGGAGTGCCGGTATCCGAGTACCGTGAGCCGGGCCCGAGAGTGGTCGGCCAGGCGCTCACGGGAGCTGCGGAAGCGGTAACGCTGGGCATCGGTGGTGCCGTCAAGCGCGCGACGGGGTTTCCCGACCAGGAGCCCGAGACGATCGGCGAGAGTCTTGCCTACGGGGCAGGCCACGTCGCTGGATTCCTGACCACACCGTACATTGCGGCTCGCGCAGCTACGGAAGCCACCATCGGGCGGTATCTCGCGCCCTTGATGACCGACACCACCAGGACCATCCTCGGCAAGGCGGTGATCAAGGAGGCGGCTACGCTGGCCGCCGCCTCGGCCGCCGCCGAGACCGGCCATGCCTTCGAGAAAGAGTCGGTGCTCGAGGCGGGCAAGGTGCTGCTCAAGGCGGCTGGGAAGGGGGCCCTGACGGGCGCGGTGTTCGGTGGCGTGAGCGGGACCTTCACCGGGCAGGAACTCCCGTCTCTCGCCGCCCGATGGGGTATCGGGGCCGTCCTGAACGACGCCGTCAACCTCCAGCACCCATTCGACGAGCGCCCGCTGGCCCAGAAAGCCTTCGACTACGGGCTGGACATGCTCTTCCTCTTCCACGGCCGGGATCCTCGCCTGGTCCTTGAGGGCCTCAAGCGGG